TGGGTTGATGTGCGACCATTGACGACACCCTCCTGCCGCGTTGCTTTCATTGGTTGTAATCTTCCGCTTTCGGTGTTGTTCCGTTAGCTTTATCCTTTAGTAGTAGTTACCGACCCCGAGCCGGAGGAAGAACACTGATGCTGTACACTGTAACGACCTTCGATGACCTAGACGCGCTAAAGATCCTTCATCCATCCTTCAGAGCAAAGTCTCAACCACCGGACGTAGAGAACGGACCCAGCTCCGACGACCTAGAACTCACCATCTTCAACCACGAGGGTCAGGAGGTAGGCCAATTCTCCCTAGTCTCCAGCTACGGAGCCGTATCGCCGGACCCAGAGCAGTGGTTCGCCTACATGAATGACGACGGACCCGGACCCGAAGAACGATACAACCCCAACAAGTAAACCACTGGACTAAGGAGATCGACTGATGAAAGCGAATATTAGTAAAGCAACAATCAGGAAGCCCACAATTGTTGAAGCCTTTAATGATGTATGCCACGAGCGAAAAGCCTACTTGGATGCCGCTTTAGACTTCATTCGTGACTTTCCTGAAGTGTTGGATATCGTTACCGACGCCAAAAAGGAGAAGGCCCGAATCGTCCGCAGTGTTCGGGAGGGAGGAATGGGAAGCCACTGATAAGGTAGGGGGCCGGAACATTGGCCCCCTTTCCTTTTAGCTCCAGTGATTGGATTCATCCCTCGGCTTATTTTTTTGCGGTTTCGGTGATGGCAATGCGCCCAATGGCTCCACTGAAGGCAATGCGTCCAATGACTCCAACCCTCCTGCCGCGTTGCTTTCATTGGTTGTAATCTTCCGCTTTCGGTGTTGTTCCGTTAGCTTTATCCTTTAGTAGTAGTTACCGACCCCGAGCCGGAGGAATCGCAATGTATGTATTAGGACGGTCGTTCTCGAATCGGCGGGAAACCGCAATGATGAAACCTCCTACCCTTTGGTGGATCGTACTCTTGTTGGAACTTAAGGACGACTTCCTTTGTAGGTATCGGGGTCATTGTTGGACCGAGGCTATATGGAGTGATCCGGGAACGGAAGAGGAGGACTATTACTACCACCAATGTAAGCGTTGCGGCGAGAACGAAGAAGCCAGCATGATGGATCCTATCGAATACGTTAGCGACCGGAGGAGATAGACCAATGATCCAATACCACCCCGAAGGCGTCGAGCCCTTCCCCTTCAAAGACGGTCAGCTCCTCCAATTCACCCGAGGCGGCCACCGAGGAAAGGTAGTACGAGTCAACACTGGCTACTCCTTCTGGGGTGACGCGGAAAGGTGGGAGGTGGTGTTAGATCTGGAGTGTGACGGCGAGTGGCTTTACTTTATTCGGGCGAGTCTAGAAGAGGTTCGCCATTGGACGGAGGAGATTGACTAAACCAAAGGTAGGGGGCCGAAACATTGGTCCCCTTTCTTTTCAGCTCCAATGATTGGATTCATCCCTCGGCTTATTTTTTTGCGGTTTCGGTGATGGCAATGCCTCCAGTGATTGACTCCAACCCTATATATGCGCGTGGGGAAAATTGAATCCAATGTATACAATGCTGCCAAGTTGAATTCATTCCTCGGCTTATTTTTTTGCGGTTTCGGTTTGGGGTCAAATTTAATTGGATAATTAACGAACTTACTAACGTCCTTAATAACTAATTAACTAAGCTATTAATCTAAGAAACTATTTCAGAGGTTAATAATTAACTTAACTAAGCTATTAGATAACGAAGTTATTAACTCGGTTAATCGAGATTAAAATCACGAGCGAATATCGAATATCTTTTAGGGCGAATATCAGGGCGAATATCGTATATCTTTTTAACCGAATATAAAGGCCCGAAAAGATATTCCCGAAAACCGCGTATAACCTACCACCGGCGAAAACCTCTTTTTCGGGTCTAAATTCGCCTCTCGAAAAGGCCCGTAGAATAAGGGTTTTTTAAAGCTTTACTTAACCCTTACGTTTCCCGTACCTAAAACCCTTGACTAAAAAAGGCCCCGAATATCAATATCCTCTCGCGCCCTCGGGAAACGCCCGAAGCGTAGCCCTAATTAAGAAAGGTAGTAAGCGATGAAAACCGAAGCGAAAAACCCCGAAACGAAAACCCCTCCGAAAGCGACCCCGAAAAAGAAGGCGAAGGCGAAGCCGCGAAAGAAGCCCGAAGAACTTTACGGTTTTCTTCTAGACGCGCGTATCCGGAAAGACTCGAAAAAGACCGGTCCCGGTCGAACCTACGGTATTTCCGCGAAAGATTTTCGGGGGAAGGCGATAGTAAAAACGGGTAAGTCGAACCGCCTCTCGGGATGGGGTCAGAAGCTTTACGACTATACCCGATCCGGGGAAACCTACGAAGAGCTTCAGATCCGTCTCGCCGCCGATAGGGAGGCGGGGATTTTCGTAGTAAGCGGGACCGGGATTAGCCATCATTTAACCTACGACCTAGACCACCGAAACGCCGTCCACGTTCCTTACCTAGACTCTACGGGGAAGGTTCTTAGGCCCGTTCCCAAGGAAGTTAAAGCCGCTCGGATCGCCTCGAAACTTCCTCCCCTCGACGGATAAGGAGGAACGGCTATGAATCCGAAACTAAGAAGGCGAATTCGCACCGAAAACCTACGGCGAAAGCTAACCGCCGAGGGGAAGCTTTTAAGCGATTCCGAATTATTCGCTTTCTCAGCTTTCGTTTTCGGTTTTCTCCTAATCGTTATTCTCATAACCGAGGGAGTACTATGAACGCGCGCGAACGTACGACCCGCTTTCACGAGATAGAGCCGAGGGAAGATCGGATAGGGTTTTATCGGGTAGAGGCGGGTAGCTTCGGGACGACCTTCGGAGCCAGGGAAGAAGCTTTAGACTTTATCGAAGCGATCCCTCCGGAGGTTCCCGTTTCCTTTTTCGTCTACTTCCTTTCCGGTCGGATCTTCGGTGCGAAGCTTCCGACCCTACGGGAACGAATAGAGCTAGCCTAGGGGCCCGCTAACGACCTCCGAGGCTTCGCCCCTTAACCTTCCCTTTAAACTAGGCCCCGGTCCCCCTGACGGGGCCTAGAATCCGATTAACGCCACACATCGCTTTCACCCTCCACAGCACATTCCCCCACGCGACCACTGTTTTCAATCGAGCAAAAACCCCTATCCTTAGCAACTGTCCCTTATAGACTATTGGCACTATTGGCTCTACGCGCGCGCGCGCGAGGAACGTAAGAGAGCGATTCTCATACCCCTCTCAATAGGCCCTACCCAATAACCCTCGTAACACTATACCCGACAAGAGGTTACGGGGAATATTACGTATATTGGCTTAAATAGACCCAATAATCTTTCTACTCCATTACTATTTCTCTCCCCTATATAGACATCCTCCGGGCATAAGACCCCAATTTTTTACAACAAAAATTCCTCCCCCGCCCCTATACGATAGCCGATAGCCGCGACCCTTTCCCCCTTTGCCCCAAGAGGGTATATTTCCTACTATGAAACAAAGCGAAGCTCCCACAGTCAGACCCAACCCGTATGCCCTTACTGAGCAGAAGGAAATATTCTGTCATGAATACTTAATAGACCTTAATGGTAAGCGAGCTGCCATGAGGGCAGGATGCACAGATCGCAGCTCACAAGTCACAGCTTCCCGCTGGCTCAATGAGGTTGCTGTAAGTCAACGTATTGATGAGCTGATGGGAGATAGATCTGCTAGAACTCTCGTCACGGCTGATATGTTGCTAAGAGAACTAGCTATGTTATCCCTTAGCGACATGACATTCTACACCATAAATGAAGAAGGATATGTGGAATTGGCCGAAGGCGCACCCGATATGGCTATGCGCTGTATCAAAAAGATTCGTCGCCGCGTCCGATTCGATCCAGAAGGCAACAAAACAATTGAGACTGAATTTGAATTATGGGATAAAATAGGAGCGATCCGCATGGCGGGTAAGCATATTGGTATGTTTACTGAACGTCATGAGATCACGGGTCCTGACGGTGGCCCGATAAAGACGGAACACGTGTGGAAATTAGGTGATCGTGAGGTCAGGTTCTAACTCTCGCGCGCCCCGAGCGCGCGAACACTATAAGGAGTCCAGACCATGGACGTAGTAGCTGCTTCAGTCAACCCCATCGTTACAGCCTCCGGTACCATTGATCTTGGTATCACGGGTGTTGCGGACCCCTCCATCTCGCATCAAGTCTTTGGAGGTGCTAAGGCACTTAGCCCAACCAGTACTCCTCCAGTCACCAAAAGCTGGGAAGGTGTGGTGGCGTTGTCTGGTGGTGCCGCAACTATTGACCTAACTGCGCTTGATATGGGTAATATGGCTGCTGCCTTGGACCTTACTGGGTTGAAGGTGCAGTGTATCAGCGTACGTGGTGACAGTGCTATCACCGTGGCAATTGTTGCTACCGTGGCTACCTCGAATGGCTATGATATTCATGGTTCCGGGGCAGATTCGGAGATCTTCGTTGTTGAGGCAGACGGCGAGTGCATGATCCTCAAGAATGATGAAGCGCCTGATGTTGGGGTTGCTCAAGCTGAGATCACCCTAGCCGGCACTGGTGTAGAAGAGATCCACATTATGATCCTTGCTGGTTAAGCCGGCACTTAGTGCAGCAGTCTTATGAGGCTGCTCGTCCAAAGGTACTAGGGTCAGCATCAGCAGGACGCCCAGACGGGACAGCCAAACGGCATAAAGCCTTAGAACCATCCTTTATTGCTACGCCAAAGCAACTGGAGTTCTTGGAGGCCATCCTTAGTGGTAAGTATAATTATCTTGCCATTGGGGGTGGCATCCGTGGTACAAAGACATTTGCCGTTCTAGCTGCGCTGTTCCTTCTTTGCCGCATGTTTCCGGGTTCCCGTTGGGCTATTGTTAGAAAAGACCTGCCGACACTGCGACGCAATCTCCTCCCGTCCTTCTACAAAATTCGTCAATCTTCACCATACTTCATCAGTGACTTTCATCAACAGACATGGACGGCCAAATGCAAGAATGGAAGCGAGATCCTTTTGTTTCCTGAAGGCTTTGAACGTGATGTAGACCTTGATAGATGGAAAGGGCTGGAAGTAAACGGATTTGTGTTAGAAGAGGCAAATGAGTTAGTGGAGAAAAGTTTTGCCAAAGCAATTGAGCGTGCAGGTAGCTGGTTCATCCCTGCCACAATGTGGAACCCGGAACCTATTCAACCACCGCCCCTTATCCTGTGCACCTTTAACCCTTGCCAGAATTGGCCTAAAAAGGTATTTTTCGACCCATGGGATAAGGGGCTCATTAAACCACCATATTATTATCTTCCATCCACTGTAGCAGACAATCCTTATGCAACTGATGAATACCAGGAAAGTCTGAAGAATCTACCTCCGGCAGAGTATAAGAGGTTTGTGTTGGGGGATTGGAGTGCAGCTAATGATCCTGATCAGCTTATCTTGGCGGAATGGGTCTGGAATGCTCAACAGAGCGTTTCTCATATACTTGGGCAGCGTAAGCTTGGTGTGGACGTGGCCCGATTCGGAGATGATTTAACAACATTGGCTTTGATAAATGGGAATGGACTGCAAGAATTGCTCACCTATTCTGGGTTGTCACTGGATAGAACAGCGGCAACAGTGGCTGGTATTGTTGAGCATTATGACACGCGGACAGACCCGAGGAATGTACATGTGGATAGTGTTGGACTTGGAAGTGGTGTGGTCGATATTCTCCGAGGAATTCGACACCTTCCAGTAACAGAGATCATAAGTGGTGCGAGAGAGGTTTATCGCCCAGATTCTTACTTCAAGTTCAAGAATATCCGATCACAAATGTGGTGGGAGTTCAGAGAAAAGTTGCGGTTAGGGTTATTCTGCTTACCTCTAGAGGGCATGGAGGAGTTGGTTGGAGATTTAACGGCCCCGAAGTATAAGATGAGTGCAGACAAGATGATTCAAATTGAATCAAAAGAAGAAATCAAGAAACGTATTGGTCGTAGCACAGATAGAGCAGATGCCTTAGTGATGGCAGCTTTTGATATGCCTCTAGTCTTGCCAAGTTCCAAGATGGCACCTTCTATAAGCAACGTGACTATAAGGTAATAGAGATATGCCTACTCCGTTTGATGATTATAATAAAGAGAGTGCCAAAAAGAGGCTTGGTGAGGACGTTAATGAAAACGTCAGTATCAATCGTAGCTTCATCAATGGTGATCATTGGCAAGATGGAGTGGGCTGGGTTGGCCCAGCTCCACAATCTACAGAAGAAGGTTATCAAGAAACAATAGCTGCCATCAAGCGCGCCTTTGTGTCCAGGAATGTTATCTCCGAAGTCGTTGATCGACACGTGGGAGGGGTCCTGGGGAGGGAGCCTAGCTGGGGCCTCACCCTTATTGAAGCCTTGCCTGAGGGTGAAGATGTTGATGAAGCAACTCAAAGCACTATTGATGAGGCTATGAGTTTCCTGCAAGATTGGTGGGATGAAAAGGAGATTCACGATCACCTTAAGCAAGTAGCTTCATCCTCACTTTGGGCTTCCAAAGGCAACCTTCGTCTATATATTCCAGCAGGATTAGCAGAAGGTGGCGAAGTCAGAGCCACAGAATTAGCAGAAGCACTTTCCTACATCTTCCCGGATCACCCACTAGCTGAAGATTGCACAGTTTATGAAGATGAGGATACTAAAGCTAAAATTGGTATCCTTCTATATAGGACGAATGATGGGCAAGATGAGAATTTCGAGTTGGTTTATTTGGGGGAGAAAACGGGGGAGGATGCGCCGTCAACAACCATTAAACTTCTCACCAAGGCCGAGGGTGATAGCGATACTCCGATGGAGCTTGGTGGGAGGCTTACTATTTGTCAAATGGATAAAAGCCCGTTGATTAATCCACAAGTACAGCAAGGCCAGAGGGCAATCAATTTGGCTATTAGTATGCTCCCACGCAACATAGTGACGGGAGGTTTTCTGGAACGTGTGCTCCTTAATGCGCAAATGCCGGGAGAGTGGGAGCTTGATGATAAGGGGGAGAGGGTGAGGTTTGTGCCCACTACGCTGAATGTTGGTGCTGGGACTACGAATTTCTTTCGTGGTATTGATTACGAAGAACAAGATCCGATGACTGGTAAGAAGAGCACAATATTGTCTACGCCAGATGTGAAGTGGCGTGATCCTATAGAAGTAAGACCAGCTGTAGATGCTAAAAATTCCCATTATACGGATATGCTAGAGGAAGTGGACCAGAGCCATATTCTCAAGCAGCAACACGCTAATGCCAGTGGTAAGAGCCTAGAGCAAGCTCGGGCAGATTTTCTGAACTCGCTGAGGGATACAAAGATTAAGATGGATGCAGTTGGTCGATGGACCATCGAGACTGCCCTAGCTTTGGCTGAGTATTTGAGTAATAGTGTGGGGAAATATACTGATAAGTTTCGGGTTACTTTCGAGTGTCGTATTGATCCAGGTCCTGTGGGATCTGATGAGAAGCAACAATATACAAATGCCGCTAAAGAGCAAGTTGTTAGTCGCCGGACTGCCATGAGGCTGAGTGGAATAGCTGATGTTGATGCAGAGCTTCAGCTAATTGCCGCACAGGATGATAGTAAACTTGCTATGCGTGCGAAACAGGCTGAGGCCCTGAAGGCATTTAAGGATGCCGGGGTGGATATAGTGGTTGCTGCTACTCTGATTGGTTTGGAAGGTGAGGATCTTATCCTTATTGAGCAAGCTAAGGCTGAGGCTGAGAAGAAGATGCAGGCAGCAATGGCAGCGAGTCAGTCGGGTGAAGATGAAGGAGATGAGGATGACAACCCGCCCATAGGAGGTGATCAAGGCGATGTCTGATCTTAAATACCAGACTAATGATGGGCACGAAGTTCATATCCCTGTTGATCCTAAGAAGATTGCAGCTTGGATAACGCTGATTGGGATGGTGATTGGAGGAGGTTGGGCTGGCTTTGGCTATTTGAGCAGAGTGGCTAGTGCTCCTGATGAACTTGAAGCTCTACATCCTAGAGTACAACATGTGGAAGATTATATAGAGGCTGAGGGTCCAATCCTGGAGCAAATTCAAATTACTGTGGAAGCTCTTGAATCAGAATTCAGTGAGTATAAGGACCAAGCCGCTCAGCAAAGAGCAGAGCGCACGGACAGGATGGTCCAGATAGCATGTTCTGCCCTTCCTGATCCTAAACCACCGGAGTGTGCAGGAGGCTCAATATGATTGAGAAGATTCAGGATTGGTTTACAGCATCGAATTTTAGAACGCATATCGCGCATCTTGTAATTGTAGTTCTAGGTACAATCATTCCTGCCTTGTTAGTTCATATAGTTTGGCACAGTTTAACTATTACAATAGTGGCTGGGAATGTAATGGCGGAATTATGGATGTACGCTATGGGCGGGAGGGAAGTGGTCAGCTATATGGCAAGTAAGGCTAAAGGTGCTGATATGGATAACACTTGGCTTGATGGCTTAGGGGATATGGTTGGTCCAGTATTTGTTAGGGTTGCATGGTGGGCAGGATTATTGACGATTCTGTTCGGGGGAGGTTAGAAACATGGCTGAAGGATCTTTAGGTAAGTGGCATAAAAATTCTCGATGGTGGATAGCTGGTACTGGAGTAATGCTTCTCTTTATCCTTTTCACAATTGCAATTCTAGTTTGGTGGACTCAATTTGGAGAGACAACTATTGAGAAATTATTTGCTTTAGCGTATATTTATATGGGTGGAAGCGCGGTGAAGACAGGTGTTGGTGAGTTTAGGAAGAATGGTGCAGGATGAAGACTATAATTTCCACACTTATATTACTCCTGTTAGCTTTTTCAGGTTTAACAGCATGGTATCAGTATTCCAGCAACAAGGAAATCTTAGCCAAAGTGGAATTGCTAAAGGTTCTAGCAGATAGCGCAAGAGCAGTATCTATTGCGTTACGAGCTGAAGCTGATACCCTGGCTGTGATTAATCAAGCTCTTCAAGAAGCTCATGATGAGGCAATGTCTCGTATGAAGGAAGAGAAGGTAGAGCTTCAAAGAGATACTGATAGTCTTGGTGCTGAGATGCTGAATATGATTCCTGATAGTATCCTTAGAGGGCAAATTGAAGTGCGCTTGGTGGGAGTAAGAAGTGTATATGAAGGTAGGATAAGTGTCCTGGAAGCCCGATTAGCACAGGCCAATAATTTAATAATGGAGCGAAATCGGGAGATAAGGTTACATCTGCAAGATAGGGTCAGCAGAGATGAAATTGAAAAAGCTTTAGAACGTCAAGTAGCAACACTTCAACAATCTTTTCAACCACTCAGCTTTTTCGGCAACTTTAGGAAGGATGTCAAGAAGAACCTAGTTGTAGCAGGAGGTACCATCCTAATATATGAGGGCCTCAAACTACTGGTAGGAGGATGATAATGAAGAAGATAATTGATCAAGTTACTACAGGTGTTGCAGTATTCTTCACAGTATTCATTGTATTCTTTTTTATCTTGGTTATGTGCACTGAGGATGTTTACGGACAGGATAATCCTCCAGATGCTTTTATTACAATGGAAGGCTGGGCTTACGGGGCAATAGACAGTATCTTTCACAGTTGCCCTATTAATAGGAATGGTAGAGTGGATGGGTATGTGGGGATGGAAGTGACTTGTGAAGTTTGGGCAGTGGATAGTTTTAGCACATTTACTCCTGCCACCTTGATAGGACTCCCAGCTGATAGCTCTAGGCTAGAGATAAGCATCAGCCCTCCTGAGCAAGATTCACTTGGTACCTATATAAAATCCACAATGTACATTCACGTTTTGAGGCGTGGCAATTGGCATGTAGATATAGAGGCTCGCCCTTTACTCTTTGTCATGGCGTATATGTATAATAGGCCGGCATCTGCTACTTATCCTCAACTAGAGTTTCCCAATCCGGGGATGAATATTCTGGGAGGCCCTTTGGAGGAATTTATCTTCTGCGCTTATGAGGGTGGGTACGCTGATGCGCGGATGAAGAGTAAGATGCGGCCTATACCATGTCCTGATTTAGGAGGAGCACCATTACCAGAGTTTGATGTTATTTGGACTTTACCTGAAGTAATTTGGTCGCAGATGGAGTCTGATCATCCTATGATGCTGTATTCAGAATTTGCTACAGGAGAAGAAGGTAAACCCACTTCTCCAATGAGAGCTGACCGTAAGTCTGTAGCTGTAGTGGCAAGTCAGTAAGTGAATGCCTGATTATCATGATCGTCAGAAGAGGCAACACTCACTTTTACGCCAGCCTTGCGATTGCGGAGTTCACAATTGGCAGAAGAAAAGAAGAGAAACACATACTCCATGGTGCAAGAAAGTGGCAGCAATGCGAAATCTGAAGCAGATGCATAAAGATGGGATAATTAGCGAATCACTATTGATGGATAGGATCAAAAAGATTACTGGTCGTTTCTGTATAAGCCTTAAAGATGCTGGATTAGGCTACTGGGTAAAGGACCCCGAGACAGGGAGGTGGCTATTGGAAGGAGTTACTAAAGCGATGGTTGTAGGGAAGATTGTACCGATCACTATTTTCAAGGACAAGGAGTTGAAACATGGCTGAGCCGACGATTGAAATGCAAGTTAATGACAACACGGAGGGTGCTCCTAACTGGGTCGCTATTGACACAGCAGTTAGGTGGACAGGCCCAAGCGGGGTGGGAGATGCTTTTGCCGCTCCAATTGGGGATGATGACGAGGCATGGTTTGATGCTGGTGCTAGTCCCAATGATGGCGAGTTCTGGCATGATACGACCACAGACGCGCAGTGCGCTGAGGCTGGTCGTCAGGATAAACAGAACATGCTGCAAGTGGAGGAGACTGGAACTGCTGATCCCACGGCAGATCCCCCGGAATTCACAGCGTATGATGATGCTGGAGAGGCTGCTACTCGTACTGCCCCGAGTGTTTGGATGTTGGTTGGTACTGCTGGTACGGGCTCTCTTAGTATCATGCGTGGTGTTGAAACTACGGGTGGTGTACCCGGTGGTACTTGGACTGGTATGGAGCATGATGTGGATCTTAACCAGTTGCAGGGCAACACGGAAAAGGTCGTTTGTGCTGCTATTTTGGCCGCTAGTGGCGTAAAGCAGTTTGCTGTTGCTTGTTGCGCACCTCACGATTCCACTCCTGGCCTGTCGGCATTTGTGTATTGCCTTCAGTATACCTATGAGTGAGGCAAGAAGTTATCTTCATCGCACGATTGATTCCATGGGAGTTAATTGTAAAGCCAGGGGACTCGATAACTCTGATGGTTTTCGTGTATTCATTGAAAGTAAGCGCGGCAAAGAGTTAGTTCATTTTAACGGATCTGAGCTAAAAAGACTGAACCGTAATATGAGCCAATTGCTGATAGAGTTCCTTGGTGGAAAGAAGCGAGTCAGTGATTTCTACTAGCTTAGCAGAATCAGATTATGAGGGGTGGGTAGCTTGGGTTGGTGATGTGCCTATTTTCGAGCATGTCGAATGGAATCCTAAGCTGCTCCCCCTTATATCTGATGCTGAAATGACAGAGCATCGTAGCAAGGCTAACAATGTTTTAGAGTGGAAAAATTTACCTCATGAAAAATTGACCCGAGTAGAGTTGTATTTTGGTAGGAAAGGTATTCCCGATCAACCTGCATTTAGGGCAGATTGTGAGCCTGGATTTGGTATGCGTTTCATCCAGATGAAAATGGGTGGTGTAACCATAGCCACTGATCGCTCAAGTGGAGGTGGGCAGCACAGGACTGGCGTTGTTGGCTATAGGATGGGCTTCTATGTGCCTAGTCGTAAAGAATGTCAGATGTGGGAGATTACTCGTGAAAAGATCATATTTATGGGTAAAGTAACTGATCCATGTGCTCCTAGACCAAAGGGATTTGGTTTTGGACCTCATGTAATTGGAAGAAAAGCGTAAGATGCCAATTACATGGGATGAAACGCTTTTCAACGCTCTGTATCAGATTCGTATTCGAGACCCCGCGCATCCCGATCATGGACAGATAAAGCATTACACCCGTGCCGGGATGGCTCGGGCGATGGACCCGTACAGCGACGATATGACGCTGTACGAACATCGCTGGAGCCAGTTGACTAGCCTCTTCACTATCCCCACGATAGACAGAATTCTCATTGGTGGTTGCGCTTTCGGGTGGCTCATTGAAGTGGCGAAGGACGCTGGATGGCCGAACGTTTACGGTATTGACAATTCCCCTTATGTCGTTAGCGCCAAGAACAATGAAAGCCTTCCTGGGCAAACAGAGTTGAGGGGCGATGTAGTGCTGGTGGAGGAAAACTTCACCGGGGGCGGGGCCATTAAGAACGCCCTCAAGCAAGCCACGGGCGACAGGGAGTTCGATTGGATCATCACGGAGTCGGTGTTGGAAAGCTATTCGGACGCCGAGCTTCCGGTGGCCCTTAATGCTGCTGAATCCGTCCTCTATAACTCAGCCTCCGAAAGCCAGATCATCCATCTCGTTTCGCCCATGCGCGGAGGGATCACGGGCGATAGTTCGATGTACTGGCGCACCCTGATCGAATATGCCGCCTTTGCCCCGACTCATACCTGGGTTGACATCTCGACCTGGGAAGTGATTGCCCCGTGAGTTATGACTTTTCCGGCGTACAGATCCCACTTAAAGGTGGCCATCTCGGTCCCTGGCGTTTTCCGGGGGAGAGTGTCGAGTCCTATGAGCCAACCTTGAACACGGCGGATCAAACTGGCACGACAAGTTATGAAAAACGCGCCCAATCTTTTCAACTTTCTAGTGCCGCCACTATTACTGGGGCCGTACTCCAACTGACCCTGCAAGGTGCTCCCACCGATCAAGTTCGGGTTGGAATCCAAGCCGATTCAAGTGGCGACCCATCCGGTACTTTTCTTGCTTCTGGCACGCTTTCCCCGGACTTGTTGGATATTGGTGGTTATCCTACTACCCAACGGAGATTTATTGAGTTTTCGTCAACTACGGCCCTGTCTGGTTCCACAACTTATTGGTTAGTAATAGAAAGAACCGGAAGTCTTGATGGTTCAAACTATTACCGACTCGCTGGGGCGAGCGGAGGTTACGGAAGCGGTGCGCCGAAGTATTACGCATCTGGATCTTGGAACACGCAGACTAATGAATATTGGTTCCATATCCTAGATGACACTGAAACCTTCTACGCCGCATTTCTCGACAGCACAAATCAGTATGAAATCGAGATGTGGAAGTCCACGGACCCGCAGAATTCGTGGGCTGAAGTAGACGCCAGCAACAAACCCAGCCAAGCCGCATCGCAAGAATACCAAGCACTTACAACGTTCGTGGAGCACGATTCGAGTATTAGGCCCCGTCAAGTATCCAACATTGATGCGCCGCAAGCGTGGGAACATGGGTTGGTGGATAGTGGCTACTCCTGGCTAGGGAATACTGAGAACTACACGAAACGTGCTGAACCATTCACTACGGTTGGTGCGGTGAGTGTTCCCAAGATTTTAGTGGGATTGAATAAATTCGGAGATCCGTCCGACAATGTTAGGGTGGGAATTCAAGGGGATTCCGGTGGTGATCCTGATGATTCGTACTTGGGTTATGTGGATATTCCAGCTTCCGAGATAACGGCGGATGGGCTCTGGATAGAAAAAGCATTTTCCAGTCCGGTTTCCTTATCAGCAACGACAGATTATTGGGTAGTCTGGGAAAGGACTGGAAGTCTGGACCCGGACAACTATTATGGGATGGCCAGAACCAATAATATTGGGGCCAATCAATCGAAGCGTTACGATGGCAGTGAAGCTATATGGATGAATTCCGTTACAACTGGCACTTATTACTACGCCTTTCTCGAAACCGAAAATCAGTACAATCCCCAATACGGCGCACTGATCCACCTGGCCTCTGAGTGGCAAGACAGTGCCACCAAAAATGAACCCTATGGTGCGGATTATCACAGTTTCGATCCCTTTGGGGAGGCTTGGGTAGCAACTGAGGAATCTATTGATTCCGGGGATATGAATTATGCTGGGGGCGGGCCGCCATGGGTTGCGCTGAATGTTTGGGCTGATGGAAGAATTGTAGTTGGTTTTTCCGGGGAAGCTGATGCGGTCATGGGCGATGATTACGCTAGGCTTGACTATTCCATAAAGAGTATTGCAGGCTCGTGGTCCGTTCCAGCCGCTCTCGATAATGCTGGTGAAGCCACCTATTTTTATCTCTCAGTGGCACCTGGTTCAAACGTCCTTCGCTCCCATTTCTTCCTTGGCAATGGCGTAACCAGTCCAAGTCGTCAGTATACACAAAGGACATTATATGATTCTTCTGGGACACCAACTTTAGAATCTTGGGTCACTAGCACTTTGACTCGAACCGTCATGGCTGCTTTGGGAGTTTGTGATGGTGTATCATTTTACGCAGCCATCCAACTAGGTGGTTCAGCACAAATTGCTTATGACGTTTCTGCTAACACCCCTGGTTTACCGCTCGTTGATACCCGTGGGTCAACTTACTCCATATCAGGACCGAATTTTATTGGCGTGGTGGTGGATAGTGATGACGTTTACACGGTTTACAGAGATGTCGATGGTTATCTTTGGTTTGATCTAAATGATTCTGTAACCGATGTACAATTAACAGTGGCGATTTATGAGGAAGGGTGCAATGTCGCTGTTTATACACGAAACGGCACTAAGTACTTAGCCTATCTGGGCTTGCATTCCTCTACTTCTCACATCTACGACGAGTACAGTATCAGTGCTGGCGCTACACCATCAGAAGAGACTGCCCCAGCTAGCGTTAATATTAAAGCTCCATCAGAAGTAACAATTCCAGCTAGTGTTAGAACTAAAGCCCTTAGTGAAGTAACAGAACCAGTTAGCATCAGGGTAGCAATACAGTCTCAAGTAACAAAAATAGCTAGCATCAGGATTGCTCTTCTCACTAGTGGTGAGGTAACTGCTCCTGCCAGCGTTAGAACTAAAGTAATAGGAACACTAGCTAAGGCAGCTAGCATCGCTATAGCTTTAGCCAGTGCAGTCATTGCTCCCGCTAGTGCGCAGGTTGCTTTACCGAGTGAAGTTGCTGCTCCTGCTAGTGTTAGGATTGCTCTGCCGAGTGAAGTTACCTCCCCTGCTAGTGTTAGGATTGTCCTACCGAGTGAAGTTGCTGCTCCTGCTAGTACGCAGATTGCCTTACCGAGTGAAGTTACCTCCCCTGCTAGTGTTAGGATTGATCTCCCTGGGGAAGTAACTGTCCCCGTTAGTATACGGGTAGGTGTAGCTGGAGAAGTAATTAGCGATGCTAGTATAAGGATTGCTGCTGCTGCTGCTGATAGTGAAGTTACTGCTCTTGCTAGTATTAGGATAGCTAGTTATTCAGAAGTCACCGTCTCTGCTAGTATACAAGTAGCCATTTTAAGCGAAGTTATTGTTTCAGCTAGTACACAGGTTGCTTTGCCAGACGAAGTAACATTTCCAGCTAGTATAAGAGTAAAACCTGCTTCTGTTGTAATTGCTCCTGCTAGTGTTGATATTGATCTTCCTGGGGAAGTTACTGCCCCTGCTAGTATCAGGGTCGCCCTTAGAGGCCGAACAACTGTTGATGCTACAGCTAGATTCGCTCTACCGAGCCAAATAACAAATCTAGCTAGTATCAGATTAAAACCTGCTTCGGAAGTAATTGAATTAGCCTCTGTCCAAATTAAAGGCAATAGCCAAGTATCTGTACCAGCTAGTATCAGGATTGCACTACTTGGGCAAGTAACAGAAGTTGCCAGTATCAGGGTTGAACTCCTAAGTGAGATCATCTCTCCTGCTAGCATAAGGGTATTCCTTCCCACTCTAAGTGAAGTAACAGAAGCAGCCAGTATCAGAGTAGCTTCTGCTAGCGAAGTAACTGCCCCTGCTAGTATCGGGATTGATCTCCCTGGGGAAGTTACCTCCCCTGCTAGTATCGGGATTGATCTCCCGAGCGAAGTAACTGCCCCTGCTAGTATCGGGATTGATCTCCCGAGCGAAGTAACTGCCCCTGCTAGTATCGGGATTGATCTCCCTGGGGAAGTAACTGCCCCTGCTAGTATCAATGTTAAAGTCAACTCTCAAGTAACTGCCCCTGCTAGTATCGGGATTGATCTCCCGAGCGAAGTGACTGCCCCTGCTAGTATCGGGATTGATCTCCCGA